TCGGGCAAAGACACAGTCGCGGAAAGGTTGGTGGCCCAACATGGTTTTAGACGTGACTCTTTTGCAAAAAGTTTAAAAGATGCTGTTAGCACAATGTTCAATTGGGACAGAGAATTACTAGAAGGTAAAACAGAAATTAGTCGTGAATGGCGAGAACAGCCAGACGAATACTGGAGTGAAAGGTTTGGCAAACCTGTGACACCTAGATGGGTTTTACAATACTTTGGTACAGAGGTTATGCGTGGCCAAATGTATGACGGAATATGGATAGACAGTTGTCTCGGTAGATACAAGGGTGAAAACACTGTGATTTCTGACACTAGATTTCCTAACGAAGTCGATACAATAAGGAAAATTGGTGGTAAGATTATCCTAGTAAAAAGAGGACAAGATCCTGATTGGTTTACAAGTTTTGTTGAGGGAAACATTGTGCCTACAGGAGTACACTCATCAGAATATGTATGGGCAAAATGCGAATTTGATTACACTATAGATAATAACGGAACTAAAGACGATCTATATCAAAAAATAGACAATTTAGTCATCCGCAACGAGATCACCAACCCTCCAACCAAGTCTACGAACTCCCCCAAGCCTCTGGCAGTTGGCACAAACCGTTTTAAGATTTGAAGTATTAGTATTACGTAGATTCCCATCAACAAATAGTACATCTAATTGAATAGAGTCCTGGGCCTTAAACCCACACAATTCACACTTGTTTTTCTTTTTGTAACCCGATCTTTGTAGGGCAGTCACACCACCTATTCTTTTATTTGCTTTTTTCCGATTGCAAGTATCACACAATCTACGCCAGTATATCTTGTTGTTTTTCTTGTAGGCATATGCCCGTGGTTTGGCCTTGCACTGAACACACAAAGGTCTTACTGGTTTATCCATATATGCTATTTACGTTACCTATATAGGTACCTAAAAATGGTAAATTTTGTCGTAAAAACGTAACGATTGAATAAATACTTCTAGTATATACGTACAACTTGCAAGGAGAACACGTAAATGGCAAATTTAGTATCACCAGGGGTAGATGTTAGCGTAATTAACGAAAGTTTTTATGTACCATCAGATGCGGGTACAACACCTCTTTTTATAGTAGCATCAAGTCAAGATAAGAATAACGGAGCAGGCACTGGCACAGCGTCAGGAACTACAACTTCAACTGCAAACACAGTTTACTTGCTTTCATCACAAAGAGAATTAACAGAAACATTTGGCGATCCAAAGTTTTATTCAGATGCATCGGGTAACTCATTACACGGTTATGAATTAAACGAATACGGACTACAAGCGGCATACTCATTTTTGGGTGTGGCAAATAGAGCATATGTTTTAAGAGTAAACATTGACACTAATGACTTACTTGGTAGTGCTTCGGCTCCTACCGCAAATCCAACAGATGGCACATATTGGTTTGACCTTGCATCAAGCACATATGGAATATTTGAGTGGTCAAAAACAGATCAAAAATTCACAGTAAAAGCACCAATTATTATAACATCAGTTACTGACCTGGTAGGTAACGTTACAACAGGTGCACCTAAAACTTCAGTAGGTTCACAAGGTGATTACGCAATAAACACAACACACGTAAGCAATAAAATCTACAAGAAAACACCAACAAATACTTGGGCACAATTAGGTTCTGTAGATTGGCACAATTCAGTACCGGCTATCGAGTCGACTGCAGGTGCTACTTGTACTTCTGGACACAAGATGTTTATTAACGGAAAAGAAATAACAACATCTGGCACAACACTTTCAAATGTAGTGGCACAGATTAACGGTGCTAGTATTCCAAACGTTAGTGCAAGATTAAATTCAGTAACTAACAAGTTAGAAATATTCCATAGTGGTTTACACATTGGTGATTCTACAGCAGGTGCTAACACTATCAGAATAGAAGCGGGCAGTGTAGGTACATTGATTGCAGATTTAGGAATAGCGGCAGGCACATACAAAGGTGCTGAATTCCTACAAGCACCACACACTAGCAGACCAACTTGGAAAACAGCAGAAGACAATAGACCTGGTGGTTCAGTTTGGTTTAAAACAACAAGTGCAAACTCAGGAACAAACATTGTAGCAAAAGTATACAGTGCGGCAAGTGGACAATTCAATTCAGTAAGTGCACCATTGCACTCAACAAACAATGAAGCAATATTTAAACTTGACCCATCAAAAGGCGGAGCAGGTTTAGCCGCAGGTGCTTTATATGTACAATACAACATCACTGAACAAGATGTATTAGGACAATTTGATGCAACACCAAATGTTGGTGACTTCCAGTTGTTTAGATACGAAGGTGGCGAAACAATAATTCAATCAAAAACTAGAAATGCTACGTTCACACACAACGAAACATTTACAGTTAGAGAATCATTAAAAAATCAAGATGCTTTAGACTCAGCAAAAACAGTTACAGTACAATCAAGTGACGGTTCTACACTTGCTGATAAAGAAGACTTTGTAACAGCATTTTCAAATGCAGGATTTACAAACCTTGAAGCATCAATTATAACAAGCGGTGAGTTTGAGGGAGCAATTCAAATCAAACACAAACTTGGCGGTGACTTTAGAATGAACAATACATCAGGTGATCCATTAGGAGATGCTGGTCTAGGAACTTCTCAAGCACACAGTTACGGTGGATACACTGCAAACAGTTCAACATTAATTGACAACTTGTATGTTGCTCCTGCAGGAGACACAGAAGATTCTAGTACAGGAGCAGAAGTAATTGCTACAAACTGGAAACGTCTAAGTTACACTGCAAGTACAAGTGCACCAAGTAATGAACCAGCAGATGGTACATTATGGTATGATACAAAAATTGACGAAGCAGACATCATGGTACACAACGGAACAACATTTGTTGGATACAAAAGCAATTACGCAACAACAGATCCAAATGGTCCACAGTTTAGTGCAACAGCACCAACAACACAATCAGATGGAACTGCACTTGTTAACAACGACTTATGGATTGATACTAGTGATTTAGAAAACTATCCAAAACTTTACAAGTACAACACAGCGGCTACTTTAAGTTCTTCAAACACAGCCAACCAAGTTGCAGTTACAACAACCGGTGCGGCATGGGTGTTAGTAGATAAAGCAGACCAAACTACAGAAGATGGTATTGTGTTTGCAGATGCTAGATATCACACTTCAACTGAAAGAAACGCAAATAACAAAACATCGGCTGGTACGGCTTCAAGCATTAAAGATTTATTAAGTGACAACTTCTTAGACCCAGATGCTCCAGATCCAGCACTATATCCAAATGGAATATTGTTATGGAACACAAGAAGAAGTGGTTACAATGTTAAAGAATACAAAAACAACTACATCAATGATACAAAATATCCAAGTTCAGGATCATCTGGATTAGGAAACATTAGATTTAGTAACGAATCAGTAACAGGTTACTACCCAGACAGATGGGTAACTAAATCAGGAAACAATGCTGATGGTTCAGGTACATTTGGAAGAAAAGCACAAAGAAAAGTAGTTGTGCAACAATTAAAATCTGAGATTGATACCAACCAAGGAATAAGAGAAGATCAAAGAGGATTTAACGTTCTTGCTTGTCCTGGATATCCAGAAGTAATAGGTAACTTGATTAACCTAAACACAGACCGTAACAACACAGCATTTGTTGTTGGTGATACACCTTTAAGATTAGAAGGTACAGCAACTAACATACAAAACTGGTCAAATAACTCAGCAGGTGCTCTAGATAACGGTGAAGACGGATTAGTAAGTGCAAGTGAATACTTGGGCGTATTTTATCCATCAGGTTTGACAACTGACAACACAGGAAAACAAATTGTTGTTCCACCAAGTCACATGATGATGAGAACTTTGGCAAACAACGATAATGTTGCTTTCCCTTGGTTTGCACCAGCAGGTACAAGAAGAGGTATTGTTGACAACGCAACTTCAGTTGGATACATTACATCGGAAGGTGAATTTGAGACAATATCTGTAACAGAGTCGGTGAGAGATACAATGCATGGAGTAAAAGTTAATCCAATAACTTTCTTCTCAGGTGCAGGAATAGTAAACTTTGGTAACTTAACGAAAACTTCGGGAAGTTCGGCATTAGATAGAATCAACGTGGCAAGACTTGCAGTTTTCTTGAGAACACAGTTAGACACGATTGCTAAACCTTTCATTTTTGAACCAAATGATGAATTAACAAGAAACGAGATTAAAGGCGCAATAGAATCATTCTTGTTAGAACTAGTTGGTCAGAGAGCATTGTTTGACTTCTTGGTAGTTTGTGATGATACAAACAACACACCTACAAGAGTAGACAGAAACGAATTGTATGTAGATATAGCGATTGAACCTGTGAAATCAGTAGAATTCATTTACATACCGTTGAGAATTAAAAACACAGGAGAAATAGCAAAATTAGGGAACTAATTTTCGATAAATAGGAGAAACAGATGGCAATATCAACATTATCAAAATTTACAGTACCTTTAGCAAACGATCAAAGTAGTGCATCACAAGGCTTACTAATGCCTAAACTACAATATCGTTTTAGAGCGATCCTGGAAAATTTTGGAGTATCAACACCGCGTTCAGAACTAACAAAACAAGTAATGGACATAACAAGACCTAACTTGACTTTTGACAAAGTAACTTTAGATGTTTACAACTCAAGAGTATATGTAGCAGGTAAACACACTTGGGATCCAATAACAATTACTTTAAGAGATGATGTAAACAACTCAGTAACTAAATTAGTTGGTGAGCAAATACAGAAACAGTTTGACTTCTTTGAACAAGCAAGTGCGGCGTCTGGTATTGATTACAAATTCACAGCAAGAATTGAAATGCTTGATGGTGGTAACGGAGCAAGTGCACCAAATGTATTAGAGACATTTGAATTATATGGTGCTTACATTGAAAACGTGAACTATAACTCACTAGCATACAATACTTCAGAGCCGGCTACTGTAACGTTATCAGTACAATACGATAACGCAATTCAAACACCGCAAGGCACAGGAATTGGAACAGCAGTTGCAAGAACTATCGGTACATTAAGTACTGGTGGTGGACAATAAGTTTTAACTACGCAATTATAAACAGGAAAAGCGTCTTTATAGGCGCTTTTTTTGTGGCTATAAATACTGTATATGCCAAGCATCAATAATTTTTTATCAGGTTTTACAGATGGCCTTCCGGG